AATAGGTGCAAATTCTGATCTAGTCATAATTGGAAATGATAATGTTAGTTTAAATCTTTGTCCGTCAATTTGTCTTGCTTGTCGTCTGCCAGATACAGTTGTTGAAACAATAGTATTTTGTTGTGAACTTATTGAAACTGAACTTGTTGTTGGTGTTGAAGGAAATGTACCACTCATTATACTAAACTAGATTTTCCTTTCGCATTTAAAGCTTGGTTCATAATATTTACAATAGTTGATCTATTATTTAATAGCAATTCTTTTACTCCTCTTACGTCATTAGCAACAATAGTAAAATTATAATTATTAGCACCCATTCCTAAATCTTGATTTGGAATAATAGTCCCATCTGTTTTAGGAACAAATAATTCTCTACCACGTTCACCAACTGTGATTGGCATACCACCTTTAACAGCACCACCTTCAGCAAAAGAACCCATTTGTCCTGTTATGTCTCCACCACCAAATAAACTTCCTAGAGCAGAAAATATACTTCCACCACCGCCACTTCCCATTGAATTATAAAATGCTATTGCTTTTGTAATTGCTAATTTAGATAACAAAACTCCTATTTCTTTTATTTGTGCAGATATTAAATCAACTAAGATTGTTTGTGCTATTCCTTTTAAACTTGATTGTAATGATTTACCTAATACTATTGATTCAGCTATACCTCTTGAAAAATCTCCTATTGCCTTAACCATTCCTTCAGCAATATTATCAGTTACAGTTTTTGAAACTATTGTTAATTCACCAAATTTTTTAAGTATTTCGTCTAAGAATGTTAAATCTTTTTTCTTAGATTCTGGTGGAGTTATTTCATATCCCTGTTGATCTACTTTTGGTACTACAACTGGAACTTCTAATGGTTGTCCAGTAATTAAAGATTTGAATTGTTTATATTTTTGAATACCAGAATCTAATAAATTAGTAAATTTTGTCCAAGATTTTAGAACATATACGTCTATAACATCAGATAATCCTTTAAATAAATCTGTTACTGGTTTTAATAAATCTGTTAATTCTTTAAATAAATCTATTAAGAACTTTAATGTTTTGTTTGCACCATCAAAATATATTATTAAACCTTGAACAGCAGTATTAAGAGTTTCTCCAATAATAATTGCAATAGGTTTTGCAGTTTCTAATAATTGACCAAATGAATTTAATAATGTTACTAAAGAACCTTTAAATTCAGCACCAATAATATCTTGGAAGTCTAAGAATTTTTTGTTTAGTATTGATTGTGCAATAGATAAGTTATTAATTTTAGCTTCTGTTGTACCACTATATAGATCGGAAAAAGATTGCGTTAATGTATCTAAAATTAAAGTAGCATTTTTAGAATTAGAAGCAAAAGCTTGTAATGTTTCTCTTGTTACACCAAGTTTCTTTTCTAATATAGTAAATACTGGAATACCATTGTTTGCTAATTGACTTAATGATTGTAAATTTAAACCACCTTCTGTTGATTTAGCAAATAGTCTAGTTAAGTCATTTAAAGTATCTATTGGTTTTGCAGTTCTATTTGCAGTATCTAAAAATGTTTTTAATAGTTTTTCAGTTGGATTAATTCCTGAGTTATATAATGTGATAAACGAATCTGATAATTGACTAATGTCAAATTGACTTTTCTTTGATAGATCATTTAATAATCTAAATGCTTCTGCACCTGATTCAGTTGATTTAGTTATTGTTGATAATGTTGTTCTTAAATCTTCAAATCTTGAAGTTGTATTAATTATGTTTTTTAATGTTACTGAACCAATGTATGCTGTTACAGCAAATATAGCATTTTTAAATGATAAGAATGAATTTGATACATTGTCAGTCGCATTTCCTAAATTATTGATCTCTTTTTTTACATTATTTAAAGCTTTAGAAGCATTATCTATTGCATCAAGTCTTATATTTAGTTGCTGATCTGCCATGTAGTTTCTCTTTATCTGCCTTCACTTTAAAGTAAGCTATCCAATAATAAAATTCATCTTGAGTCATCAAGAGAACTTCTTCCATACTTTTTTTTAATTCATGACCCAGAGCAAGTATAGAATATAACTCCGAATCAAATCTTACTTTTTTTCAGCTTCCTCGTAAGAAACACCATTCAACATTTCTGTTGATACTCTAGCTATAACATTTGCATCAGCATTATTCAATAATGTTAGCTTGTCATCTAGCTTAAATATTTTATTTCCTTCTGAGTCTTTTGCTTTTAAAACGATTGCATCTACTAATACTCCAAGATCATCATTCTTAGCACCTTTAAATAGGTTTCTTTTTTCTCCTAATGTAAATGGTGAGCAGTATATTATTAAAGGTTTGCCTTCCTCGCCCCACTCAGCTACCTCAATCTTTTTTATGCCTAAAGATTCAAACTGTGCCTTCACTCTATCTATTACGTTCATTTTTCTTCCTCTATTTAATTAATTAACTTGCTGTTGATAATGATAATGTTCCAGTTCCTTGAAAAGAAATTTCAGATTCAACTAGTCCATCAAAAGAAGCAGATACAGATTTACCAGTTACAATAGCTGTTCCTGTGTAATACTTATCTCCTGCTGTAGCACCTTCAAAATAAAAAGATACTGTAATTTCAGAACCTACTGTTAAAGATATTTGTGCTGTGTCCAGTTCGTCCATGTATAAAGATGCAGTTCCTGTCCAAGAAGTTAAACCTGTTTTATAAGTTCTTGTAGAATCTCCCATTGAAGTATCTTCAATAGTATCTCCAGTTGTTTCTAAAGAATAACTTCTAAGTTCTCCTAAAGTATTAGCACCAATTTTTATCAGTCCTTCTGACCCTGTGTGTGTTGCCATTTTTTGTTCTCCTATTTGTTTATATTAAGGTGTGCCAGATGTGTATTGATACATAACTCGCACCACCATTCTGATACCACCTATTGGGAACAAAACTCCTTCATCAGTAGAAACTTCTACCACCTGAGTTTGTTTTGCGTACCCACCTCTTGTTCTATCAGAATTTATTCTTGTTTCAATCGTAGTGATTAACTCATTACGTTTTGTGTCAATATTAGATGTTGTTCCTTTTACATATCCAACAATTACGAAATCTGCTGTTGCTTCTCTTAAAGCACTTGTAAAACTTATTGTTTGATCTGATCTAATTTCATTTCCTGATTGTACGAAACAAGCTGGATATTGTTGTTCAGATAGTTCATCAACATTAAATGGTTCTCTAGTAACTTTTTTAATAGTTATTGGAGATGACCCAGTTGAAATTGCTGTAACTATATTAGATGCTATATCTTCTCGTTTGCTCATATTTTAGATAGTTTGTTATATTCTTTCATAAATACATTTATAATAGGTTGTTCTTCTCCTTTACCTATTGCAAAGAATTTACGTTTCTTTTGATTGCCTAATGCTTTTGTATTTTCAGTTTTACTTGCAAAATAAATGATAGCTTGTGTTGGTGTAGATTTTTGAGTCATGTTTGAAAGCATATTACCAAAAAAGTTTAAATCTGGTTTTGAATTTTGTCTACCCATAAAAGTTCTATATTCTTTATAACCACCTTGAAATGTTTTGTATGTAGGTTGTGCTGATCTTGGTGTTATATTAAAAAAAAATGCTTTAGTAGAATAAGAAGGAAATGCGTTACCATCTGCACTTTGTCCCTTTGCAGTTCTTTGTTTAATTAAGAACATTAAAAATTCAGCAGTTCTTCCTAAAGCAGTTTTAACTATTTGTGGTTGTTCTCTTACTTGTCTTTCAAAGTTCTTTGCAACTTGTAAGGAATTATCTTCAACAGTTATTTTCATCTGATAAGTTGAAGTCTATGATAAGGTGCTTTTTCAGCATCTTTGATTGTATTAGAATCATCAGCATCATACTCAACACCATCTTTTAAAATAGAATCAAATTCATCTGCATACATTTGTAAATAATGTTTCATCATTACTTGAAATCTATCTGGGTTATCATTTGAATTAAATTTAGTAAGTTGTGGACAAGCATAAGAACTAATTACTTTATAAACAGATAATCTTTTAAATTGAGAATCTGTTAATAATGTTCCGTTCATTTCCATTGTGTTTAATAATGTAATGTCTCTATAAGTTTGTTTAACATAAACTGGATACCATTTAATTCTTAAATCTCTTTCAATATCTGCTCTTGCAAATGCGTGATAATCTGTTGGTGATGTAAATGATGCTATGCCGAATCCTAAAATATCTGGTTGATATACTTGTAAATCTGCGTCAGTTGAAAAGTTTGCCATTTGTTAATCCTTTATAATATATTTTCTTCTTATTTTTCTTGGAGTTACCTTAGCAAATATTTCTGCTTCAGTCATTCCTAGTTCTTTGTCAAATCCGTAATGTGCTTTTGATGAATGTTTAAATCTATCTACTAACACATAGCGATAAACATAATCCTTAGTCTTTAAATGTAAAACTGTCTTTGGACTGTCTATCTGTTTCATTGTAGTTGGTGAGGGATTTTACTCCCCCACCAAAATAGCATTAATTAAAATGCCGCATCTGTTGTGATAGCCGCACCAAAAGATTCTTTAACTACTGCTTTACCATAAACGATAGAAGCAACAATTTCAGTTGCTCTTAGAGACGCATCTCTTTGAGTTTCAACTTTGAAATCTTCTTTCATAGCTAGTCCGATAGACGCAGGGTGAAATACTCCACCGATTGAATCATCAGAACCATCTATTGCAAGGTTAGCATTTTCAAATACATCAATACCAGCGATTCTGCCGATATATCCGTTTCTTAATGCTTCGTTACCGATTTCAGAAATTGCAGTTGCAGTTCCTGAGTAACCAGCTTGTGTTAAAGTCTTTTTCAAATTGAAAAGAGCTTTAGGGTGAAACACACCATAGTAAGGTGCAGGTACAGATAATGTTCTTAACTGTGCTTGTGCTTTAAAAAGCAAATCAGCAGTTAATTCTGTTCCAGCCGCACCACCTGTGTTTGTTGTAAAGCTAGAAAATAAAGCACATAAATCTGTGTCTACTTTTTTAGCAATCGCTTCACCGAATAATTTTCCAATATCAGCACCAACATTTCTAGAAGCTGAACTAGCACCTAAATCTGTAAGAGTTGTCATAACACCGATTTCAGAAGCTGTAATAGTTGCTGAAGTTGGGTTTACTGCTGTATTAGATAGATCAGTTGCTTCGTTTACTGCCGCCGCACTAATCGCTGGGTAAACTGGCACTTCTGCCACTTTTCCCGAACCCATTAAAGGGTATAGAGTTACAAGAGGTCTCATCACAGATGTTTCTTGGAATGTGAAAATCGCTTCTTGTGTTATATTTGTATATAGTTCACTTAATGTTGAACTTGTTGTTTCATTAGCCATTGTTTTATTTTAGTTATTGTTAGTTGTTATTTTCATTTTTAATAAACCCTGATCTCGTTGTTTCCTCATTTCAGCATAAATTTTTCTGTCACTTGGATTACTTAAATCAAGATCACCTATTTTTAATTGCTTAGGAGATGCACCACCAATCTTGCTTTGTGAACCACTACCACTTTGAGTAGCCATCACATGATGAGGATTGTTTTTTAAATATTCGTTTACCAAATCATTAACTGACATTGGTTCACCTTTTTCTGAATATCTAGGAGTTCCATCTTCGTTGATAACTTCAACAGAACCTTGATCGTTTAGTCTAACATTATTTCTAAGTAACTGTTTAACTTCTGCTGGTTTAACAGCTTTCAGTCCACTAGCTACATTGACTAATGTTTCGTCTATACGAATCCTTTTTAATTCAGATTCCAACGATTGAATTTTTGAATCCTTTTTTGATACTGTCTCCTTCAGAACTTTATCAAACTCGCCACGTTGTTTAGCGATTTCTAGTTCCTTTTCTTTTTTTTCTTGAAGTAGTTTTTTAGCTTCTTCAATATCAATACCATCAAGTTTATTAGATACTGTTTTCTTGTATCGTTCTAATCTACGTTGAACTATCTGTTCAAGTTGATCTGCTGAAAACACTTTGTTTGCAACATCTTGATTGTTAGAAACTTCATTGACTCCAGCATTGTCTTGAGATGCTGTATTCTCAACCGACTCTTGTTTTACTTGGTCGTTCATTGTTTGTTCTCCTTCTATATTGTTATTATTGTCAATTATCAAGAAAATTGTAAAAATGCAACATGGTTGTTGCTAAAATGTTCTACTCTACTGTGTAATCAAAAGTACCATCTTCTTTGATAGTACCCCAGTCTGTGCTTATGGGTTGCCAATGATGACGACAATTATATCCACCTCTATCTAAGAATGGGTCGCTACCAGATTTTCCTTGCCAGTCTTGTTGCCATAATGCTCTAGCTTCTTCTTCAGTAAATACTTGGTTTGCGTGTTCTACGCAGAAATCTCTACTATCTCTAATGATTGAACCATAATAAACAAATGAAGTTAATCCTAATTCATCTGCTCTATACTTTGCAAACTGTCCATCAAATCCCATTAAAGCATCTTGTACTATTTGAGATGAATAGACTGCAAGATTTGCACCTGTAACTGTTGAACCATAAGTTTGTTTAAGTTCATCTACTGCTGTTTTAAAATCTTCTGTGTTTGTTTTACCAGCTATCTTTTGTTTCTGTATGAAGTCCACGAGTTGTTGTTGTTTAACTGTGTCAGCTTGTTGGTAGATTCCATTAATCTTATCTCTAATTGTTTGTACTACATCAGCAAATGGTTTTCCTACTAATGAACTTTGATAAACTTCTTGTGCTAGTGTGTTTGTAAATTCTGTTGCAAGATTTTGAAATTGACTAAATGCAATCTTCTTTAGTTGTTGGATAGTAACTAAATCAGCTTCTGTTATTTGTTTAAACTCAGCAGGTATTGGAAGCTTTCCATAAGTTGCTACAATCGTTCCTGCAATCTTATCGTAGTCATTTATGAATGTTTGAACCTTAGCTAAATAAAGTTCTTCTATTGCTTGTTGTAATTTTGGTCTAATTTCTATTGCAAGTCTTGTGTTAAATAATGCACCATCTTGAATAGGAAGTTCTGAAACTGATTGAATAACTCTTTGCTCTAATGTTTTAAGAGTATCGTTTAATAGTCTTTGGTGTTGTGCTTCTAAGGTATTTACTGCCTTTGCTCTTATTGCTTGAAGTTCCTGTAATAAATCTTGTGCCACATTAAACTGTTGGTAAAGTTATAGGTTGTTGTGGAAACTCTCCGATAGCAGTTGTGTTGGAATCTATTTCAGAATTGATTTGTTCTAATGTCATATCATCATCAATAACTGTTTTAGCAATTTGTTTATCAATCTCTTTAGCAAATGTAGCTGATTTAATATTAGAAGCTTTTGCAGATTGTAATAGTTCAAGATCAGTAGCCCAGTCTCTAATGTCAAATGATTCAGGATATTCAACTTCACCATCAAATACAGTCTCTTGCCATTCAGCAAATAATCTCCAAATTTGTTCTTCAGCAAGTTCCATTAGTTTAGATTTTTCAGATAGTCTTGCATTTAATAATTCAAATTCAGTTCTTAAAGCTATACCAGATTGTACTCTCTCAGAAGTTGCTCTAATAGTTCCTACATGAGATAAACGATTGATTGCTTCTACTTTGCAGTTGATTGCTTTTAGTACACTATCTAAATTACTTCCGTTTGGTTGTAAGATATATGGTTTTAAATTTGCATCTAGGTTTTCAGGAATTTCAATTATAGAACCTGCACCTGCACCAGCATCAGTATCTTTTGTTTTAACTAGTGATGGGTGATTTGAAAGTCTTATAATTTGTTCAATCTCCGAAAATTCATTATAGATTGCTTTTTGTAAATCAGCGACATCAGTTAAATCAGATACACCAAGACCTCTCATTGGACTTCTTTGATTGTATAAAATAACTGCTGGTATTTTTCCTATTGGATTTGGAACTGATTCAATAAGTTTTGGTTCATCTCTATTTTTGTTTGAAATAAATACTGTATCAATTTTATCTACAAACCATAACTTGTAATAATCTCCATCATCATTAGAAGATTCTCTAATTTTTAAATAATCTAAATAGTAATATCCTGCACCACTTCTGCAATAGTTCCAGTCTAAAACATTCTCAGGAGTATAGATGTTGATGTATGGTCTTATACCTTGATTTAATTCTTCTGCTCTTGTCATCACGTTTGTTGATGGCTTGTCTAGTAGTAACCAGATATGCCCATACACAGAAGCAAATCTTTGTGCTTCTCTCATAAGAGCATCAAATGATCTACCTTCTAAATCTGCATCATCTAAAAATTGTTCTACTGATAAATCGTCTTGTAATGAACCTAGTTGTCTTGTTGGTTCTACTCTAAATAAAAATGAAGAATAAATATCTATAACATTTCTACAATGATTATCTAAAGCTGTGTATTGGATTCTTTTGTAATATTCGTTTTCAAATTCTAATTGGTAAGGTTGTAAGTATTTTCCGTCTTGGTATTCTTTGCCACCTAAATATGATCTGATGAAGTATTCCCATCTTGGCATCATACCTTTGTAATGCTGATGTTGGTTTTCTATTTCTTGTCTTGTGTATGGCATTATGAAAATCTTTTAGGTTGTGATTTAGGTAAGTTAGATGTGATTGGGAATAAGTATTCTATTGCGTATCCTAGTGCGTCAGTCATGTGATCGTATCCGTTACCTTTTTCTGGTTGCGTTGTGTTTTCCTTATAAACTTGTTTCATTAAAGAATTTATAAGTGTTTTGCAAGAAGGATTAATAAAAATACTTCTTTTTCCTTCAAATGACTTTAGTTTACTATTAACAGAATTAATTCTATCTCTCACTAAAGCATGAGTAGATTTACACTTAACATTTAATCCAGCATTTTGCAATATAGTTAAATCAGTTCTACCACCAGCACTAGTTCTTCTTTGTCTTGATGCTGGGTCTGGGTAAACAATCATCTTTTGTTTAGGGTATCTACTAAATAACTCATCAATAAATTCATCAGTATTAGAACTGTAAATAACTATCTCGTCAAAGATTTCTACAATGTTATTTTTAACATGAAATAAACAAGCTGACATTGGCGAAATATTAAAATCTAGTCCAATGTGTATTACTGCTTTGTCATCATATTTACATTCCTTAACATTTTCTTGTCTATCAAAGTTATAATAAACAACTCCTGAGTATGTTTCAAATGATGCTAAGTATTCTTGTCTAAATGTACGTTCATCTAAATCATTCATGGCTTGTCTAATTTCTTCTTGATCTACTTGACCACCATCTAATGTTGTAAACTTAAATGACTTCCACTCAGGGTCAGAACCTAAACCCTTCTGGTATATGTCATAAGACCAGTTACCATAACCTCTAGGTGTTCCTATAAATAATACGTTTCCTGTTACGTGCTTATCTGAGATTGTTGGTCGTAGAACTTCTGTCCAAGCTTCAACTGGTATATCTGCATACTCATCTAACAGTAGGAAATCCAATCCAACTCCTCTTAAATTGTCTGGTGATTTGTCAGCACCTTTTAAACTTATCTGAGAACCATTCCTAAGTATTAATGATAGTTCTGTTTCATTGGCATATTTAATCCATCTCTTTTCAGTTGTAAGTTTTTTGATTTGTTTCCACATAATCTCCTTACTCATTCTGTAAGTTGGTGCTACATAGAATATCTTAGAATTGGGTTTACGACTGGCAAACCTTAATAGTTCATACATGGCTAAGTGAGTCTTACCGAATCTTCTGCCTGTAATTAAAACTCTAAATCTATTTGGACAAGTATAGACATCTAGCTGTGGTTTACTAAATGCCATTAGTTTACTGATTTATGTGCGTTCTCTAAATCTTCTTCTAGCTTTTTAATAATTAGGTTTAGTCTTTGTATTTCTTCTTGGTTAAGATCAGCTTGTTTTAATGCTTCATAAAGTCTTACTTCAAGATCATGGCTTCCTCGCATTTTTCTATCTAGCATCTTTGGTTTTTTTCTATCTCCACACATTTGATTCACTTCTTTTTATTCTGATAAGTTTTTAAATATCTTCTACCTAAAGCTACTGCTTCAGATTTACTTTTGCCTTTATAGCCCCAAGCTTCTAATGAAAGCTTCAGTCTAGTTTTTCTTCCCTTAGAATCAAACAATCTACCCTGACTACTTCCCATTCTAACTAAGAATGAACCTTTACGTCTATACTCAGTCAAAGTATCTGGTCTTGATTTAACAGGTGGTCTTAGATTGCTTCCGGTTGCCCTGTTGTATCTTGCTCTACCAGAACTGCTGAGACCACCTTGTGGGTTTTTGTCAGCACTTAATAGACTAAACTTTTTCATTTTTTCTTTGTGTTAATAGTTATTGCTTTTGGTTT